CCATTGGTTCCGTAGAAGGACTGTTCAACCGTATCCGCGGTTATGTTTACCCTGACACCCCAGGGGTAGGCCCAACCATCCCGCCCCTGGGGGCTTAAAGGAGAGCCAATGAACGACCTCAACGAAGTCATGCGCCGCCTCGCCGAGGGCATCCCACCCTCCCCACCGGAGATTGAAATCATCGTGGCTGATATCCGTCGGCAGCGTGCGATCTACGAATCCGGGGGGAAGAAGGCCCGCTCAATCGATGACGATGCCCTCGCGGATGTGATGAAGGTGATTAAAGGAGCGCAGCCACCGAAGGCACCCCTCAAGAGGAGGTTCTAATGCCTCGACCCTCCACCACCTATCGTGCAGCACGTCGTAACCTTCACAAAAAGGAACATCTTATATGGACCCCGAACTCACACTACCAGAAGGCAGCGCCCCCTCTCCGTTCCTCCCAGGGACCGATATCCAATTCGCCCTCGATTCGACGAGTATAGGGTATTTCAAAGCCTGCCCGAGGCTCTACTACTACATCATGATCGAGGGCTGGCAGTCGAAGGACGAGTCGGTGCATCTCAAATTCGGGATCCTCTACCATGCGGCGCTTCATAACTACGACATCCTTCGACTTGAAGATCATGACCATGAAGAAGCTGTTTTTCAAGTCGTCCGGTGGCTTTGTGACAACCGTGAGGATTACCCGGACGTCTCGGAGGCGAAACCATCGATTCGTGCCAAGTCATTTGAGTCCCTTCTTCGAACTGTCGTTTGGTACCTTGATAAATATCCCCGTGAAACAGATCCAGCAGAGACGGTAGTGTTGGAGAATGGGAAGCCTGCTTGTGAGCTTAGCTTCCGGTTGGAGTTGGATTGGGGAGCAGCCCAACCCTACCTCCTCTGTGGGCACCTCGATCGCATAGTCAACTTCCAAGACAACCTCTTTGTGATGGACCGAAAAACCACAACCTCAGCGTTGACTGCTTACTACTTCGACCAATGGTCACCGAACAATCAAATGTCCCTTTATTCCATCGCGGGGCAAATCGTAATCGGCTCCCCGGTGCGTGGGGTAATCATCGACGCTGCGGAGGTGAAGGGGCCAAATTCAAAATCCGTTGGTTATTCCGAGTTCGCACGGGGTTTTACTTTCCGAACCCCTGATCAGAATGAAGAATGGCTCGCCGACCTTCGTGTCTGGACCTCCGCCATGGAAGCCTGTGCGACCTCCGGAAGCTGGCCCATGAACGAGGCATCTTGTGGAAACTATGGAGGGTGCAAATTTAGAGAGGTTTGCTCCAAGTCCCCCAGCGTGCGTGAGAACTTCCTCAAATCCGAATTCACACGAGGTGAGAAATGGAATCCCCTAAAGGCGAGGTGAAGCTCCCTCGGCAGCCGGAGAAGGTTCGTATTCACTTCACCGGCGACAAGCGTGATGTGGACCATTATATGAATTGGGTTAACCGAGTCATCACAAATGGTTCCTACGCTCACGTGGTGCGTCAGAACAACGTTCTTGTAATCTACCCAGGAGCCGTCAATGACTGACCCACGCATTCGCTACAAACTCATCCTTGGTAAGTTCGCCGTGGGAAAGGTCAACGAGCGCGGAGCCTCTCTTGAGTTCTCCATTGAGCTCCCTGGCCTAGGGCGGCTCATCTGCACCGGACCGAAGGCCGACGTCCACGAAGGCGACCTTCTCACACTCTACACGGAGATTCTTGCAAATGCCGAGTCTAGCAAACCATCAGTCGAATGAATTCACCAAGCTGCTCATCGAAGGAGACTCCAAAAGTGGAAAAACTGGTAGCCTTGCTTCTCTCGTTGCCGCAGGATACAAGCTACGAATTCTCGATTTTGATAACGGGCTCGATGTGCTCAAACAATTTGTCCTTCGAGACTGTCCAAATAACATCAATCACGTCGAATTCCGAACTCTCCGAGATGATCGAACTGCTTCGAGCGAAGGTCCAAAGATCGCTGGAAAGCCGAAGGCCTTTATCAACGCTTACAAGATGATCGACCATTGGAGGTACGACGATGTGGACCTTGGAGTGCCAAGTGAGTGGGGGCCGGATTGTATCCTGGTTATTGACTCCCTCACCTTTATGTCTGACGCAGCCTTTGACTTCCACGAGTCCGTTACCCCTGGATCCACCTCAGGAAAGCATGACATTCGAGCAGTTTACAAATCTGCTCAGGATGCTGTTGAACATGTCCTCGCCTTCATCACCTCCGCCAGCTTCCGAACCAACGTCATCGTGATTTCTCATGTAAAGTACATGGAAATCGAGGGCGCAACCAAGGGCTATCCAGTCTCCGTTGGCAGCGCTCTGTCCCCCGCCATTCCGAGGTACTTCAACTCGGTCATTCGCTTTGTAACCAAGTCAGGAGGAAAACGTGTAATCGAAACCGTCGCGTCGAGTATGTTCGACCTTGCGAATCCAAAACCCTTCGAGATGGAGAAAACCCTCGATATCGAAGATGGATTGGCGAGGTTCTTTGCCACCCTACGTCCACAAGTCGTGAAACCAAAACTCAGAAAGGTATAGTCCATGGCCCAACCTAAACTCGCAGATATCCTCGAAGCCGAATCCTCTGGAAAGGTCGATCGCCCAAAGCCGGTCCCGGTGGGGTCCTACCTCGCCAAGATCGTTGGGCAGCCGGAGCGGGGGAACTCAGAAAAGAAAGGCACCCCCTTCATCCGCTTCGCTGGGGAGTTCATCGAGGCACAGGATGATGTTGATGAAGACGACCTCGGAGAGTGGGCAGCGCGAGAGGATGGCTCTGCCCGTTCCCTCCGTGGCACCGCTCTGCCTCGTAACGGCCTGACCTTCTACACCACGCCGGATGCCATCTGGCGGCTGGATAAGTTCTACGAAGACCTCGGCGTGCTGGAGAAAGGCAAGTCGCGGAATGACATGGCTGAGGAAGCTGTGGGGCAGGAGTTCATTGTGAACATCAACCACACCTCCTCGGACGACGGCGAAGCGACGTACGCGAATGTGAAATCCACAGCGCCGGTGGAGTGAAGATCAACTCGGGAGGGGCTTCGGCTCCTCCCATTTTCATGGAGGGAAGAATGGACGTTCAAAGTTTGGTTGTTAATCAAATGATCGATGGTCGTATCGAACTTACTCTTGTTGTTAATGGAAAGAATATTTATTATCATCTTCACTTACCACAGGCTTTAGATCTATCAGCAAAGCTTACATACGCATTTTGGTCTCACTACAATCTGGTGCCACGTGACTAACATCGCGATAGTCGGTGAAGCCTGGGGAGCCGAGGAGGAAAAGGAACGCACCCCCTTTATCGGTGCCTCAGGCTACCACCTGACCAAGATGCTGAACGAAGTTGGAATCAACCGGGCGGACTGCCTGGTTACCAACGTCTTTAACCTCCGTCCCAAGGGGAATCGGGTTGAAACCCTCTGCGGGCCGAAGCCTTATGCCCTATCGGGCTACACGGCCCTTCTCAAGGGAAAGTACCTTCACAAGAAGTACGAACCCGAACTCCTTCGCCTCGGTGATGAACTCCTCGAAGCCGACCCGAACGTCATCATCGCCCTGGGCAACACCGCCATGTGGGCGCTGCTCGGGCGCACGGCTATCTCAAAATTCCGCGGCACCACAGAGCTCTCCACCCACACCGTATCCGGCTTCAAGGTCCTCTCCACCTATCACCCCGCAGCGGTGCTCCGAGACTGGTCCCTACGCCCGGTGGTGGTGAGTGACCTTCACAAAGCCGCGAGGGAATCAGCGTTCCCTGACCTCCGCCGACCAAAGCGGGAAATCTGGATCGAACCAACCCTGGAGGACCTATATGAATTCGACCGAACCTACCTGGCAGGAACTGTTCGATTGTCTGTCGATATTGAAACAGCAGGATCGCAAATTACGTGTATTGGTTTCGCACCCACGCCAGGTGTTGCTATCGTCATTCCATTTTTTGACACCCGAAAGAAGGGAAGAAGTTATTGGGACACTGAACAACTTGAAAGGGACGCTTGGGCATACGTCAAGGGCGTTCTTGAGAGAGCATCGATCACTAAGCTCTTCCAAAATGGGCTCTATGACATAGCTTTCCTTTGGCGAGCGATGGGGATTAGGGTGATGAATGCGACGGATGATACCATGCTGCTCCATCACTCCCTCCAGCCGGAGTCCCTCAAAGGCCTAGGGTTTCTTGGCTCGCTCTATTGCGATGAAGGCCCATGGAAACACATGCGCGCGAAGCATGAAACCATTAAGAAGGACGAATGAAAATCATCGACACCTCCATCACTGATCCGCAAACCCTGTCTAATTGGGAAAAGGAGATGGTATACAATGGCCTGGACTGTGCGATCACCGCAGAGGTGCTCAGCGTGCTCGAGCCCCAGCTTGACAATCACACCACTGCCACATACACCTTTTCACGCGAACTACAAGGTCCTGTGCTTGAAATGCGGCTCCGAGGAGTACTGGTCGACCAACACAGGAAAGCTGAGGTCATCGACGAATACCTCGACAAGCTCGACATCTTCGAAACCTCCCTCGAAGCCATCGTCCGCAACGCCTGTGGAATCTTTGGCTTCAACTGGCGCAGCCCTACCCAACTCCAGGAGCTCTTCTATGATCGTCTTAGAATTCCCCCTGTACGATGGAAAGGCAGGCCTACGGTCAATCGCGGGGCTCTTGAAAGGATTGAGTGCTACCCGATCGCCTGGGCGATTATACAGCACATTAAAGCAATGCGTGATCTGGCAAAGAAAGTATCGGTTCTCAAGACTGAGATTGACCCTGATGGTCGAATGCGAACTTCCTACAACATCGGAGGCACAACTACTGGAAGACTATCCTCGTCCTATAGTGAGTTTGGGACAGGGACGAACTTGCAGAATATCGAAGAGGCGCTTCGGTCAATTTTTATCGCCGACCGAGGGATGAAAATGGGGTACGCAGATGCGGAACAAGGTGAGTCAAGGGTTGTCGGAGCGATTGAATGGAATCTATTCCAGATCGGCACCTATCTCGATGCATGTGAAGGTGGAGATCTCCACACGAACGTCGCCAAACTCGTCTGGCCACGTCTTGCCTGGTCAGGTGATCCTAGGGTTGATCGAAAGCTGGCTGAGCGACCCTACTACCGTCATTATGACAGACGGTTTATGTGTAAAAAGATTGGACACGGTAGTAACTACGGAGGCAAGCCAAGAACATTGGCCACCCAAGCTAAAGTAGATATTGAGCTGATCGAGGACTTTCAGCCGAAGTACTTCGGTGCCTTCCCAGCGCACCACGAATGGCACAACTGGACCAAGGACCAGCTTCGTGACTTCGGCTACCTCGTCTCCCTCACGGGGCGCAAGCGGTATTTCTGGGGCCGAAAGGATGACGACTCCACCTTCCGCGAGGCGGTGGCTTTCCAAGGCCAGGCCCTGGGGGACATCCTCAACCGCGGAATGCTAAACGTCTGGCGGGAGAACAACTGCCAACTCCTGATGCAAATCCACGACGCAATCCTATTCCAATACCCCGAGAAGGAGGAAGATGAAATCCTCCCCAAGGTCATTTCCCAGCTGCGCTACCCGATTGAACTCGAAGGAGGTCGCCAATTCAACATCCCCTACGGCTGCAAAACCGGCTGGAATTTTGGGGTCTACGACTCGAAGGACAATCCAGATGGGCTTAAAGAATTCAAAGGCGGGGACAAACGGAAGCGGACGCCGCAAGTTAACCTCATGGATCGACCGGTTCGTTAACTACGCCGAGGAGGAGGCGGAAAGCTGTGCGATTTATAGAAAATGGTGCGGAATTACCGCGGTTGCTGCGTGCCTGGAGCAAAAAGTGTGGC